CGAGGATGATTTTACAGTAGATCGTGCGTTCTTTGAACAAGACATTGTTCAGGCATCACAACGACCGCATCTGTATCTTGATCCAACAACCTCACAAGGTGGAGATATGGTACTTCCATATTTTTGGTATGATAATTACCTTTCCATTCCGCAAGCGGAGTGGAGACAAATGGGTGATATAATCATACACACCTTGCAAGGCCTGAAGCATGCCAATGGTGCAACGGATTCCGTTACCATTTCTGTGTTTGCTTGGGCCGAAGATGTTGCCTTGTCCGTTCCTACATCGACCGAGCCTGGTGGTTTAACACCACAGATGGGTAAGGAAGATGAGTACGGCAAAGGCATCATTTCGCGACCAGCGTCCATAGTGGCACGAATTGCGGGAGGTTTGCGCACTGCACCATATATTGGTAACTATGCGCGTGCAACCGAAATTGCAGCAAATGCTGTAGATTCGATTGCAACCACCTTTGGTTATTCACGTCCAACCAATTTGGAACATATCAGTTATTATCGCCCAACAGTGTTGGGTAATTTAGCTAATGTTAATGTACCAGATAGTTGTCAACGTTTAACCTTAGATGCAAAACAAGAACTGACTGTCGATCCGACAACGGTGGGTTTAGGCCCAGTCGATGAAATGACGATCACATCAGTTGCAACACGAGAATCGTATCTTACACAATTCCCATGGACAGTTGCTGCAACCACAGAACAAATGCTGTGGCAAACGCAAGTGACTCCATACACATGGGCTGTGAATTTGCTATCAGGAGATCCTGAGATGCACATACCAGCCTGCATGTTTGCGGGATTGCCTTTCCAGAATTGGTTTGGTTCAATGAAATATCGATTTCAAGTCGTTTCTTCAAATTATCATAAAGGACGTATCAAAATTGTGTATGACCCATATGGTTTTCAAACTAATGAGTACAACACAAATTACACGTATATTATTGATATTGCTGAAGAGAAAGACTTTACAGTGCAGATTGGCTGGGGATCAGACAAACCGTACTGTACTGCTGGAGCACCAGGAGCAGCATCATTCGTTGATGCTTCTACTGTACCTTATGGTACAATTGCTGTTCCAATTGTTCCACTTAATCGTGCCAACGGCATGTTACGAGTTTACGTTGTTAACGAACTTACCATTCCTAATTCCACCATTAATAATGATGTTAGTTTGAATGTGTTCGTTGCAGCCGGAGACGACATGCAATTCAGGAATCCTAGTGAAACTCTGGAGAACTATTCATATTTCAAAACACCCCAGATGGGCTTCGAACCCCAATCTGGTGTGGAAGGTGACATGGATGAAACTTCAGAACCTAGTAAACCAATGGATCAAGCAGTGGAGCATACAATGCTTTCTCCTGTTTCAACCACAGATGCATATGATCATGTATTCTATGGTGAATCCATCGTGTCTTTCCGTAGTCTTTTGAAAAGATACTCTCAGCACGCCTTCGAGGTTCCACCCGAACTCGATGGCATTGTTGAGTGGTCACTAACAAAATTAGCTTTTCCTTACTACAAGGGTTTTGCACCTGGTGCAATTACCCCAAATAGTACGCCTACTAATTTTAACTATGCTAGAATGACAATGTTGAATTACCTCACACCAGCCTATGTAGGTTGGAGGGGATCATTGCGATGGAAGGCAGCATCGATTTCCGCTGACACCTCATACAATGCCAATGTGACACCAATGCGCGTAACACGCGAAGTGGCGAGACAAACGTACTCAAACACATTGACAGTACATGGGTCTGATGCAGGATTTGCTGTCTCACTCTTGGAGAGCACAAATCCCACACTTGCGGGAGCTGTGTACACACACGAAAGCGTGTGTCCGACCATCGAGTTTGAGGTTCCATTCCAACAGACTCGTAGGTTTGCATTTGCAAAAAGAGCTAACTGGACTACTCTTGGTACTCTAGGAAATGCATTCACCACTACTAAGATGTTATTCAAAGCGAGTAATTCGAAGATTGCACTTGAGCACTTATGTGCGACAGGTGAGGATTTCTCACTATACTTCTTCACTGGAGCGCCCATATTGTACTATAATGTGACGCAACCAGCACTGTAGAAG